GCTAGAAGTAGCTCAAACAAACAAATTGTTTGACATGGACATTTATCATGAGTATGAAGAAGTAAAGAGCATCCTAGAAAGATTACCATTTATTGAAGCTATGGCAGATAAAATCCACAGCTATGATCATGATAATTCTGAGATAATCAATGCATTCCGTGATCTATTCAAGTATCACAAACACAAAATTGACTGGAAACACTACAACATTCGTATTAATGAAGAGGTAGTGGAAGAGTTAACAGAGAATTCTGTTGAAGAGTTAGTAGAGAATATTTAAACAAAGTGCAATATATTACATATCGTTAGAAATATATTTCCAATTGTTTAATCTTTTATGCATGATGTGTATTAAACGTTAAACAATTGGAAATATATTGCACTTTTTGCATGAATTTTTCTGAAATTTCATGCAAATCAACTATTTAATAAAACAAAAAACAAAACAAAATGGGACTATTCAGTTTAAGCTGGTTCAAGAGCCAGAAACAAAAGCAGTTAGATGAATTACAACATGAGATTGAACTTAAAAGATTAGAGAAGACACTAGAAAGATTGGATCAACAAGAGAAACCTTCTACTTACACAATAGGGGTTAGTAATCCATGGGTAGCACCCACTGCACCAGTTTGTGTACCTGCTCCTAAGCCTTATTCTAACATTAAGATTGTGAATGATGTGCTTACTGTGGTGCTTAATGATGGTTCTATCATCACTAAGTCTAAAGCTACAGCAGAAGATTTCAATAATGCCAGAGAATGTAAGACAGAAGCTTGTTTGTTGACCCTTGTAGGTTCTCCAGATATACTAAAAGAGAAGAAGGAAGCAGAAGCTAAGTATGAAAAAGCTAAGGCTATTCAGAAAGGTGCTGAATTCCTAGCTAAGTTTGATGATTTTGAGATGAAAGACGGTAGTCTATATCTAAAGGGTATCAATAGAAGCATTCCACCACTTATGGTAGAAGAGTTCTTAGAAATCATTGGTAGTTATTCTTACAATGGAATGGCTAACATAGATGAAATGAATTCTCTTGTATTAGAAGATGAAGAGTATCAATCTCTTAAGCGTTTCTTTATGTGGTGTTGCTTGAATCCTAGAGCTGAAGTGGCTGACAAGCTATACAACTTCTTAAAGAAGAATAGCTTCCGTATTACTAAGCAAGGATTCTTTGTAGCATTACGTAACGTTGTAACATTACATGGATCTACAGAGCTAGTACAGTTCATTAGCAATGCTTACAACAAGACTAAAGCTGTATGGAAGAAGAACCCATCTGATTATTTTGTATTCTTACAAGATGATGGTCAATACAAAATGGTTCACAGAGATGCTTTGTATAGGTCAGAAATGGTTGAGTGTTCTTATTGTGATGGTTATCAGTTTGTTCCAGATGAAGACAATGAGGAAGAAAACATAGAATGTCCAGAATGTGATGGAGCTGGTGAATATGAAGAAATGACATCTGTTGACCATGGTGAAAGAATTGGTAACTTAACAGACCTCTATCTTGATTTGCCTAATAGAGCAGAGAACAGATTCACAGATGCTCATACAAGAACATTTGACATCAGAATTGGTAGACCAGTGAATATGCCTATGGAGCAATGTAGATGGAATACTGATGATTGTGGTGCTGAAGGTTTACACTTTACTAGTGATGAGATTCATTATGTAGGTTGTGGTGATACATCTGTACTTGTACTTATCAATCCAATGAAGGTTGTAGGTATTGGTGAGAGTAAGGGTAGATGTTATGAGTATTTACCAATCATGACTGTTCCTCGTGAAGAAGCAACAGAAATCTTACATGATCTAGACTTTGATACAATGGAGCTTGATGAGAGCTATGCTGTACGTGAATTGGAAAATTTAGGTACAAAAGCTAGAGAAGGCTTTATTGCAGAAGCTAAGAAGTATGAGTTTAATCTCCCTGCTTTATCTGCTGTAGAAGTACTTAAGATTGTTAAGAGTCTTGATGAAATAAGACAAGAAATCTCTAAGAGAATTGTAAATATTGATTAACTTTGTAGGACCAGGGCTAAAATCCCTGGTCTTATATTAAGCTTATGAAAAAGAACGCAACAAAGAGAAGAACAAAAATACCTAGAGCTAAAACTGTTAAGGTGAGAAATGCTGGTACTATGACAGAATCAGCATTCTGGAGCTTCATTAGAAGTGCCTTAAGACAAAAATCTAGATGGTGGAAACCTATTACAGAATGCAAGATGAAAGCTCGTAGGGCATATAAAGGTCCCAGTAAGAGACAAAAGTTTGAATATCAATGCAATACATGTAAAGCATGGTTTCCAGAGAAACAAATTAACGTAGATCACATTAAGCCTGCAGGTAGTTTAAACTGTAAAGAAGACTTAGCAGGATTTGTAGAGCGTCTGTTCTGTGAACTAGATAATCTACAGGTGTTATGTGAATCTTGTCACGATGTAAAAACAAAATTAGAGAAAAAATGAGTGATTTACAAATAACAATCAACAAAGAGCCATCATTTACAGAAATATGGCATGAGGGATATATTACGTATAACTCAGAGAAGCACTATTTCTGGTTAATCCATCCAAGAAATGTAGATGATAAGGGAGATCCTTATGAACTAGAGGTGAGATGGTTCTTTCAAAGAGTACCAATGGAGGTGAGAGCAATGCATCCCTATATTATAGAATCTTTTAAACAAACACTAAATGATACAAGGACCAAACAGGACAGAAGCAGCTTATAGGGCTGTAACAATGGACAGTTCATCAAGCTTGAAGGACTTTTCCATGGACAGAAAGAAATACTACAAGAAGTATGTTCTAAGTGAAAAGGTAGAAGAGAAAGACACAGCAGCATCAGTTATTGGTAGACTGGTAGAGACACAACTTATGGAACCAGAGCTCTTTGATGAGAAGTTCTATATGTCAACTATCACTAGTGCACCAACAGGATTGATGCTAGAATTTGTAGAAGCATTGTATAGACATACAGCTGCAGCTACAAATGAAAATGGTTTAGTTACAAGAGAGATGGAAGACATCATGAAAGATGCATATGTAGATTCTGGATTCAAGATTAAGCTTGATGCTGTTCTTGCTAAATTCATAGGATCTGATGCAGAAATCTATTACAAAGAAATCCGTGAGGTGAGAAGCAAGGGCTTAACTGTCGTTACTACACAGGATATAACCAATGCAGAGAAGATTGTAGAAGAGCTTAAGACTAATGACTTTACAGCACCAATTGTAAACCTAGTTAATAGTGCACGCTACAATGTATATAATCAGCTCCAAGTGGAAGGATATGTTGTATATGGACATATGTTCAAGAGCATGATGGATAAAGTGATTGTTGACCATACAGAGAAAACAATCCAGGTGTACGATCTTAAATGTACGTGGTCTGTAGAGAATTTCTATGAAGAGTATTATCTCTATCGTAGAGCTTATATACAAGGCTATTTGTATTATTATGCATCAAAGCACATGTTTGATGAGTTAGTGGCTGTAGGATATGAGATATTACCTCCTAAGTTTATTGTATGTGACAGCACAAATTATGCATGTCCACTAGTATTCACTATGGATGACAATTCGTTTGATGATGCTTCTAAAGGATTTGAGCACAAGGGTAGAAAGTATCCAGGTGTTAAGAGTCTTATTGAAGACCTCAAATGGGCTATCAAGAATGATAAATGGAACATTTCAAGAGAGAATTATTTAAATAACGGGTTAGTAAAATTAGGCTAATGGAGAAAGTAAAGACGATTACCACTATATTCATTGTTCCAATATTTAGTATTGGTAAAGAAAGACTAACAAATAATGGGTTTGTCAATGGTTTTATAAAAGATAGCAGAAGAGATGTACAATACAAGGATTCTGTCTATCTTTTATTTAAGCCTGAAGACCTAGATAAGTTTAAGGTGTTTCTAGATAGTGAATATGAAAAAACTAAGTCTATTATAGATGATTATGACTATGAAGAGGGTTATGTTGTTGTGGTTTATCAAATCAATCCAAGGCTAATGCCTGACATAGAATTGGTAAAACAGGGCAAATATTCCAAAACTTCTAGCAAATTCCAGCAGATTTTCCCTAAAACTATCACAATAAAGAAAAATGGCTTCCAAAAAGATGAACTGTCTCTTCAATATAGAGTCTTTAATAAGACAGAAGATCTGAAGCAGTTCTGGGAAGATAAGTTTGATGTAGTATTTGATGATGATATGGAAGTTTGGTCTGGTTTTTCAGAAGACTATGAAACTCTTAACCTAGATAAAATCAAAGAACATGTATAACAAAGAAGTGCTAGAAGAACTAGTGAATAAGTTTGGTATAGAAAATACCATTCTGTTCTGTAAAATGGAAGCTCTCAAGAATGCTGTTCTATACGAGGATTGTATTAAGAATGATCAAAATACAACAGATTGTGTAGAGTTTGATTTCGAGAGAGACTGGTGGCAGAACAAATATGAAGAACTAAATAAAACAAATTCGTTATGACAGGATTAGAACTATTAGAAAAGTATGACAAAGCAGCTATTGTTATCAAGCAGTACTATTTGAACAGTATGTTAGAGTCTCTGAAGGATGATGATCTTCCAGAGAACTTCAAAGAATATGCTCGTCAAACAACTATTGATAATGATAAGATAGGTAAACTCATAGATGTACAACCTAGAGGATTATTTGATGTGTTTGATGCCAATAAGATATATATTGGAATTACTCCTAATATATTAATTGGTGGTATAGAATTCAAATACACCATAGATGACATTTCTGGTGAGCGACCTACAAGAAGGGAAACTGAAAGAATAGCTGTTGAAAAAGCATTTGAAATCTTAAACAATAAGTTATGATCTACAATAATGACATAGACCCAAATGTAGAAATGTGGCAAAAAGAAAGTGATCAAGTAGTCTTATCAGTTATTGATAAGTATACTAAGCGTAGTGAGGTGGGGATTGCTAAGTATGGCACTACACTAGAAACTAACAATAAAGACAATTTTCTTAACCATCTGCAGGAAGAATTGATGGATGCAACACTCTACATAGAGAAGCTTATATCCCTTGAAAAAGAAATAACTAATCTAGTTAGAAAACATCCCAATGATGCAGAGCTTGGTTGGAAAATAAGAGATTTAGTTAGGTAGAATTTTTGAAATGTCTTGGTTTATAAGAAGGGTGGTTGTACATTTGCAACCCCCTTTTTTTAATCAATTAAAACAAAACAAAACATGGATTTAGGATTAGATGCGTTAAGTAAAATAACGATTTTTAGTAAGTATGCAAAGTATGTTCCAGAAAAGAAAAGAAGAGAAACCTGGGATGAGATAGTGGATAGATATCAGACAATGATGATCAAGAAATATCCTAAATTACAAGATGCTATTGTAGAGAGTGCCAAGTTTATCAGAGATAAGAAGGTGTTACCCTCTATGAGAGCTTTACAGTTTGCTGGTCCAGCTATGGAAGTGAATAATGCTAGGGGTTACAACTGTGCTTATCTGCCAGTAGATAGCCTGTATAGCTTCAGTGAGACTATGTTCTTATTATTAGGTGGTTCAGGTGTTGGTTTTTCTGTACAGAAGCACCATGTAGCTCAATTACCAGCCGTTAAGAAACAAGAGTCTTATAAGCATAAGAACTATCTTATTGAAGATAGTATTATGGGATGGGCTGATGCTGTAAAGGTGTTAATGAAGTTCTATTTTGAAGGTGGGTATAAGCCTAAATTTGACTTTAGAGCTATCCGTGAGAAAGGAGCTAGACTTGTAACAGCTGGTGGTAAAGCACCTGGTCCAGAACCACTAAAGATTGCATTAGCTCACATTGATGCTATTATGGAACGTAAAGAAGATGGTAGTAAACTATCTCCTCTAGAATGCCATGATATTATGTGTCACATTGCTAACAGTGTTCTTGCAGGTGGTATTAGAAGAAGTGCTATGATTAGCCTATTCAGCCATGATGATGAGGAAATGATTACATGTAAGTATGGTGACTGGTGGGAGACTAATGAACAACGTGGTAGAAGTAATAACTCAGCTGTCCTTAAAAGAGGTGAGGTGAGTGAAGAAGAATTCATGTCTCTATGGAAAAGAATTGAAGCATCAGGAAGTGGTGAACCAGGTATCTATTGGTCTAACGACTTAGATTGGGGAACTAATCCTTGTTGTGAGATTGGTTTACGTCCATTCCAATTCTGTAATCTATGTGAGGTGAATGTATCTGATATTAAAGATCAAGACGATCTTAATGAAAGAGTGGCAATTGCTTCATTCTTTGGTACATTACAGGCAGGTTTCTTTGACTTTCATTACTTACGTCCTATCTGGCAAAAGACTACACAGAAAGATGCTCTATTGGGTATTGGTATGACTGGTATTGGTTCAGGAGAAATCCTTAAATATGACCTAGAACTAGTGGCTAATACAGCTAAAACTATGAATAGGGACCTATCAGCTCTTATTGGTACTAATGAAGCAGCTCGTATTACATGTATTAAACCTTCTGGTACAACTAGCCTTGTGTTAGGAACAGCTAGTGGTATACATGCTTGGCATGCTCCTCACTATCTAAGAACAATGAGATTTAACAAGAATGAAGACATTGCTATGTACTTAGAGATTAACCATCCTGAACTATGTGAAGATGATGTGTTACGTCCTAAGGATACAGTGTGTGTAAGAATTCCAGTTCAAGCTCCTGAAGGATCTATATTTAGAACTGAGTCTCCACTAGATACATTAGAGCGTGTTAAGAAGTTCTCTACAGAATGGATTAAACCAGGTCATAGCAATGGAGCCAATACACACAACGTAAGTGCTACTATTTCTATTGCAGATGAGTGGGAAGCTGTAGGTAATTGGATGTGGGACAATAGAGAGGTGTACAATGGTCTATCTGTATTACCATTCTTTGGTGGTACGTATAAACAAGCTCCTTTTGAAGACATCACAGAAGAGGAATACAACAACCGCATTAAATCATTGAAATCCATTGACTTAACAAAGGTGATGGAGATAGATGATACTGTAGACTTTGGTGCTATCCAAGCTTGCGGAGGTGGTGCTTGTGAAGTGAATATCTAATGGAAAAGAAAGAATTTATAAAAGATAAACATTACTACTTGGAGGGAGATAGAGTTGTATTTACAGCTCTGTTTCTCATCCAACGTGGTGAATGCTGTGCAAACGGGTGTAAACACTGCCCATATACCAAACCAAGAAAAAAAGGTAATACTCTTCTAGAAGAAGAGAAAAAAATATAGTGTTCTGTGTTCTGTTTTGATTATGAAAGCCCTGGTATATCTATACTGGGGCTATTTTTTTATTTTTTATTTTGTAAAATTATTCGTAAATTTGTATCTATAAAACCAACAATTATGGCAAAAGCAAAGGAAACCTCAGAGGGCAAAAGTAAATATCAAGAAGCCCTTGAGAAATTAAACAAAGCTTACGGTGTAGGAACAATCCTAACACTAGAAAGCAAAACAGATGGTGAGTATGACATTATCAGTACAGGGAGTATTGGTTTTGATTATATCACTTTAGGAACTGGAGGATTTGTAAAAGGTAAGATGTATGAACTAATGGGCTGGGAAGGTTCAGGTAAGTCTACAATTTGTGGTCACGCTGTAGCAGAGTGTCAAAAGAAAGGAGGCACTGTGTTATATATAGATGGCGAACATGCTGTAGATAAGCATTACTTCCAAGCTCTAGGTGTAGACACTACCAAGATGTTAATTGCTCAACCAAGCTGCGGTGAGGAAGGTTTTAACATTGCTATGGAAATGATTCAAACAGGAGATGTTGATCTTGTTATCATTGACTCAGATAGCTCATTGATTCCTAAGAAGCAATTAGATGGTGATGTAGGTGATAGCACTATCGGTTACAAAGCTAGATTGAATAGCAATGCATATCCAAAACTAAAAGGAGCCCTATCACAACATAATGTATGTGTTATTGTTGTAAGTCAGTATCGTGAGAAGATTGGTGTTATGTTTGGTAACCCTACAACAACTCAGGGTGGTCATGCATTGAAGTTTTACACTGATGTAAGAATAGAAGTGAGTAAGAGCTTAGCTAAAGATGGTGATGTAAACTATGGTAATATTACCAAGGTGAAAGCTGTAAAGAACAAGATGAGTTCTCCTTATAAGCTACATGCATTTGATATTGTATATGGTGTGGGTATTGATAAGGTGGGTGAGATTATGGAGCTTCTTAATGAGTTTGAACTTGGTAGGAAGTATGGTAAGACATTCACATTCAATGAAACAAAGTATGATCTTGACCAGTTTAAAGCTATGTTGTTAGACAACGAAGAGTTTTACAATGAAATCAAGACTAGTATTATTAACAAAATTAACCAAACTGAAATTAAAACTGAAGAAGATGTTACAAGTGAAATTTAAAAAGATCTCTGACAACACCATTGTTCCCTCTAGAGGAAGTTTAGATGCTGCATGTTATGATGTGTATGCACACAGTATTACTAGTGAGAATGGTAAAATTGTTGTTGGTTTAGGGTTTAAGACAGAAATCCCTGTAGGCTATAAAGCTGTGTTAGTACCTCGTAGTAACTTAACTAAACACCACTGGGTAATGAACAACTCTATAGGAATTATTGACTCTGATTATAGAGGAGAGTGGATGTGTATATTCACTCCTACTAAAGATGATCAAGACTTCCCTTATAATGTAGGTGATCGTGTTGCTCAGTTCTATCTAGATGAGGTGTATAACATCGCATTCTTAGAAGTGGTAGCCCTATCAGATACAGATAGAGGTGATGGTGGATTTGGATCAACTGGTCTTAAGTAATGGCTACATGTAAAACCTGTGGTAAGAAATGTGATGGAGAATACTGTTTTATGCACAAACCTAGAAAACCTTTATCCTCTGCGAAAGGATTTAAGGTGAAGGTCCCTGACAAACATCTTATTACAGAGATTAATCCTATGAAGGATTTGTTTCTGCGTATATGGAAAACTAGACCTAGATTGTCAGAAGTTAGTGGGGACTATTTAATAGGTGGTGTGTCAACAGCATTCTTCCATCATATTTTACCAAAAGAAAAATACCCTCAAGCTGCGTTAGATGAAGAAAATATCATACTTTTGACCTTGAATGAACATGATCAAGTGGAAAGTGACATTTATAGGTTTGAGGAAGTAAACAAAAGACGTGAACATTTAAAACAAAAGTATGAAATTAGCTGAGACAATAATAATAGGTGTATCTATAGGATGCATGTTAGCTACAGCTGTTTGGACAGTAGATAAGAAGTCTACAGATCCTTATCATAAGGTGTATACAATCCCTGCTGGGACATTTGACTTAGATGTACAAATCATTGTTACAGAGGATACAGCATTTGCTGCTAAGTATATAACTACCAACTTTGACAGTTCTATCAAGAGTCCTAATTTAGATGCTAGGGCTGTAACATTTGGTACAGCTGATGGTAAACCTCCTATTGTATGGTTCTCAGACATTGAGGACTCTGCTGTTGTACAGCATGAATTGCTTCATGTAACAATAGATATGATGAAATGGGCAGGTATTGAATTAAATGATGAAACAGAAGAGGTGTACACCTACCAGTTACAGTATTTAACAAAACAATTTTATAAACAAGTAAACCAAAACAAATGAGCAATTTATTCTTTTTATGTATTAAGTATAATATTAAGCAATAGTTTTAATAAGTTTATTAATTATGAACATGGATAAAATGGAAGAACCAAAACAATTTATGATAACTGGTGGCACCTTTGATCTAGATGCTTATGTAATTATTACAGATGATACATCTTATGCTGCAAGTTATGCCACTCAAGTATTAAGTGAACCTTATACAAATGAAGACTTCAAAGCAAGAGGATTAACTATATCTGATGAGCTTGGAACTACATTTGTAATATGGCTTCCTACTAAAAGTGTTGAAGATACATCTATTGTACACCATGAACTATTACATTTAACATATTCCATGTTACACGCTGTGGGAATAGAACTATCTCTTGAAACAGAAGAAGTTTACACATATCAATTACAACATTTATCAAAACAATTTTACAACCAAATAAAACCAAAACAATGAGTTTATTCTTTTACACAAGAAAGGACGGTGATAAAACTTACACCGACAGCTTTAACCTGAATAAGGTGATTAGATCTGTACAAGTGGACGATAACAAAGTGTTAGTCTTATTAGATGATGCACATGACCGTTCAGAAGATGTTCCAGATATTGATCCTAAGACAGGTAAGCAAAGAGGAATTAAAAGACAACGTACTACATATTCAACAGAGATTAGCTTAGTTGATGAAGACGTTACAAGATTTCACAATTTAAACAAATAATCATGGCAAAGTTATTAGGAAACAGAGTGTTATTACAATTACCTCCACAAGATGAGGAAAGCAAGATTGTTGTAGATGAAAACACTAAAGAAGCATTACAAAGAGAATTACTTAACAAGATGTCTAAACTGAAGGTGTTACAAGTGGGTACTATTGTTACAGAAATCAAAGAAGGAGATTGGGTGTTAGTAGATCCAGCAGCTTTAAACAAAGCTACATTAGTTCCAATCAATGATAATGATGATCGTGCAATATTAGTTTCACCATTTGACATTATTCAAATCTGGTAATATGGAATATCCATTTATATCATGTAAATGTATAACTTACGGTAGAGTGTCTACGCTTGAGGAGAGTGTTGAATCTTTCCTCAAGCAGGACTACCCTGCAGATAAGTGTGAGCTTATAATAGTTAATGACTATCCATTACAGACTCTTGTTTTTGATCATCCTCAAGTTAAGATAGTTAACCTAGATAAAACCTTTGATACTATAGGTGAGAAAGAAAACTATGCTACAGAATTATGCCAGGGAGATATAATATGTCAATGGGATGATGATGATGTAGCTCTACCACACCATTTAAAGAATGTGGCTAAATACATGACTGATAAGGTGAATATTCTTCACTGGGAAGTAGGAGTGTTATGTCACATTACAGGTATTGAACAAGTTGGTTGGATAGGAAACTCTGGTATTGTGTTTAGAAAGTCAGCATGGAAAGCTGTAGGAGGACATCCTCTTCAAAATGCTGGATATGATATGACATTCATAGAACTTATTAATGCATATGGAGGAAGACTATTTGCTAAACCTCCTAAGGAAGAGGCAAGTTGGTTCTATATGTGGGGTGGTAGAGGTTATCACATGAGTGGTGAAGGTACTGATCATCCTGGAAAGCTTAACGCTATACAAAGACACAGTGCTTACATTGAATCACAAAGAGCTTTGGGAAGGATTCCTACAGGAGAAGTTAAACTAGCCCCTAATTGGAAGATAGATTATCCAGAGTTATTAAAGAAATATTTAAACTTATAAAATGGCACATCCAGAACAAAGAACATTCATGACATATGTAAGAAGTAAATTTCCTGAGAAGTTTGAAAATTGCAGAGTGTTAGATATTGGTTCATTAGACATCAATGGAAACAACCACTATCTATTTACAAACTATAAATACATTGGTGTAGATATTGGTGCAGGAAGAAATGTAGATGTTGTATCTAGAGGACATGAGTTCAAAGACTCTGAAGGATTTGATATTGTTATATCAGCTGAGTGTTTTGAGCATGATGAGTTTTGGAAAGAGACAATTAAAAACTGTATCAATCTAACTAAGCCAGGAGGAATATTCTTATTTAGTTGTGCTACAACAGGAAGACCTGAGCATGGTACAAAAAGAACCACTCCTCAAGACTCTCCATTTACATCAAAGATTGAGAATGATTATTACATGAATCTTACAGAACAAGATGTTCGTGAGGAGATAGACATGGAAAATCATTTCTCTGAGCATGAATTTATTGCTAGAGAAACATGGCCCCAAGATTTGTATTTCTGGGGACTCAAAAAATAGAAACTCCCTTTGTTTTTTGCTCATAAAAAAAGCCCCATTAATTTGGGGCTTTTTATTATTTTGATAATTTCTTACCAGTCATAGGAGCCATAGGACTCTTACCTTTGTTTCTAGTATTATCTGATTCCCTCATAAAGGGTTTATTAGGATGTGGGTTCTTAACTTTAGGAGCTAAACGTGGTTTCCCAGATTTTTTAGCTTTTCCAGCTGTCATTCCTTTTGCCATAATTATTTATTTTAGCAACCGTATTTGCATTTGCCCATAGATTTACCCATTTTAGCTTTACCAGTGTAGTTCTTACCAGGTTGTCTACCATAACTACCAAGTTGCATAGATACAGTACCACCCATTTTCTTTTTAGGAACAGGCTTTTTAGTAACAGCTTTTTTCTTAGCTGAATCACCAGGTGCAATGTAGTTCTTACCAAAAACAGAAGCTTTGTCTAAAGACTTAGCCATATCACTAGTACGTTTGTTCATAGCAGCTCTAGTAGTTTTCTTACCCATTTCAGTAAGTGTTGTACCAGCTTGTGCTTTCTTAACTTTCATACCATGTTTAGCAGGAGGAGCAGCTTTTCTAGCAGCTCTTTTTTCAACTCTAGCTTCTTTGCGTTCATCTCTTGCAACTTCACGTAGTTGTTTGTTACCAGCTCTTCTAATTTGACCTTCGGTACCACCTCTAAAGAAATTAGTTCTTTCTTTATTAGACATACCTGATACACAACCACCTCTTTGTGCTTTAGGAGCATCTTTTTTAGCAGCTCTAGCAGCTTTACGTTCTGATCTTGCCTCTTGACGCTCTTCTTTAGTTCTACGACTACCAAAAGCATCTTTTAGAGCTTGACCAGCTTTTTGAAGAGGACTAGGTCCACCTTGGAAATATCTTTGTCTTTGTGCACCGCTCATATTTGATACACAACCACCCCTTTGGGCTTTTTTAACCTTTTTAACAGTTGCCATTTTTATAAGTTTTTATTTTTTAACGATTTTTTTCTTAGTAACATTACCACCAGTTTTTTTCTTAGGTGCTGCACTCTTAACATTTATGATTGATTTTACAATCTTTCTGCCATATTTTTTAGGTTTTGCAGGATAATCTTTATATACACCTGATTCTAATCCTTCTAAATACCTACCAGTACCTTTAAATGTTTTCTTACCACCAGCATAGCCAGTGGTATCAACAGCTAGTCTTCTTTTTGGATAACCAGCACCTTTAGTTTCATAAACTAATGAATCTCCACTTTGAGCTTTAGGAGCTTCAGCAGCTTTTTTTGCCTTTGCAGCCTTTGCACGCTGCATTAATGGCATAGACATTCTACTTGGTGGCTTAACTGAACTTGGCTTAACTGAACGTAAAGCTCTTTTTTGCACGCGATCAGATACTCGTTCAGCCCTTTCAGGGTTTTTCTTTTCTATTCTATGTATTCTGTCATCTTGTGATTTTCTTTTAACAAGGTGATCACCAAGTTGGGCTTTTTTTATCTTTGCCATTATTAATGTATTATATTATTTAACATTTCCATTTACGTAAAGCTAATGCTTTTCTAGTCGGTTCACCATTAGGTTTTTTCATAGGACCTTTAACTCCTGACATCCTAGCACAGAATGATCTTTTTCTAGGACCACCTTCAGGTTGTGGAGCTTTAAGATTAGAACCTGGATTAGCTCTGTTATAAGAAGCTCTACCCTTAGCGTTTAATCCACCTTCAGGATTCTTACCTTCTTTACGAGTCCAAGCTGGTGTAGAACCACCATCTTTCATAGTTTTTTTAACACAGTTATTAACTGTCTTATCACCTTTTTTCTTTGTGCCTTTCTTGACATATCCTGTCCAACATTTTATCTTCCCACCATCCTTTAATGTAGAGCCTTTAAACTCTCCCTTCTTTTTAACAAGAGGACCATTAGGAACAGGAGTGATTTTACCACCAGCTCTAAGAACCCCTTTACCTACATAAGCGGAAGCTTTCTGTGGGTTATAAACTTTCGTCTTAGGAATTCTAGCCATGTTATTTAGCTTTACGCTTTGCAGCTATTTTATAATTTATTAATCTTAACGCTTTCTCATCATTTAAATGTTGCAAAGCATGACAATCTAGACATAAAGTGATTCCATTATTGAAATCAAATTGTAACTCTGGAAACTTATTTCTATGTTTCATATGATGTGCTTCTAATATACTTCTATCAGTTTCTCCACATAATTGACATATATATCCATCTCTTTCTTTAATCTTTATTGCCCATTGTTTAAGAGCAAGTTTAAGACTTTTATCATGTAAGTGTTCTTTCCACTCATAGTGGTTACTTCCAACATTAAATTCATTAGAACATGTGTTAGAACAAAAGTTATGTTTTCCTCTTCCTACTAAGTGTTCTTTTCTCTCAAAGACTCTTTTACAGTTATCACAAGTTATTTCTAAAATATCAGATGACTGATTTTTATTTTTACAAGAATAACTACAATATTTAGCATCTTTATTCCATTCTTGGACCTCAAACTCTTGTTTACACTCTTTACAATTTAACTTAATTCTTTTCTTTCGAGCTTCTTTTGCACAAGAATATCCACAATATTTACTGTTCTTTGTTCCAGAATAGACATTTTTACAATGTTTACACGTTTTGTCTATACGTTTATGCATTACTTCTTCTTCTTAGCAATACTTTTAAAAGTTTTTGCTAAATTATATCGTTTAGATCCTGGCTTACAAGTAGGACCTCCAAACTTTTTACCTGTGCAAACTCCTTCTGTACCTCTAGCCTTAATAGACTTAGTTACCTTCTGCATCCACTTTTTATCTGTAGCCATTATTATTTCTTTTTCTTTGCAAAATGCATATTACCAATAGTATGTTTAGCAGAACCTAATTGTTTAGATACTTTACCGCCAGACTTCATGGGTTTATTATTAATAGCCTCATTATTCTTGGGAGCATATTTACCTTTACCATCTTGTCTATCTAAAGCATCTGCCATAGCATTATCTCTAGGGACATTGTATTTTTTTACAGTGGCCATGACTATTTCTTTTTTGTATTACCACCATTCTTTTGGTAGCCCATTTTATTTCTTACAGGTGTAGGAAGTTTAGAAAGTCCTGGGTTCTTAGCCTTATTAACTGGCTTTAAACCACCACCCATTTTCATCATCTTTGTAGCACCTAATTGCTTGTTCTCAGTAAGACTAACCTTAGTTTTAACATTACGAGGAGGTAAGTTCATTTCTTGCACCTTAGTAAAAGCACCATTAGGATCAATAGGTCCTACACGCTTGTTAGAAGCTGTTAAACCAGCTTGAGCCTTCTTAATTTTAGATGTAGGTTTCATAGAAGCAGCTGCACCACCATATTGCATTTTCTTTTTAGGTGTCTTACCAGCTTTCTTCATAGCAATTGCTATTGCAGCTTGTTTAGCAGCTTTGCCTCCCATCTTCATCATAGCACCAGACTTAGCAATAACACCACGTCCTTTAAGAATATCAGCTTTAGTAATCTTACCATCCTTGTTTAAGTCTGGGAAAGAAGAACCGTTTTTAGCATTCTTAACTTTAGGTGCAAATGCTGGTCTAAAATTAGATTTAGGTCTTTTAACCATTTTAGATTCTACTTCAGATGGTTTATATGACTGTCGAGAGTTAACACTTTTAGCAATAGCTTTACCACGTTCCTCACGAGTTTTTCGTAATTCCATACGCTCAGCCACTCTATAAGATCTATCAGGATTTTTTTCTGCTATTCTACCAAGTCTTCTTTCTTGTCCTCTTCTGAGACCAGTACCAGCTTGTGCTTTTTTTACTTTTGTCATCTTATTTATATATTAGATTGTTCTAAACATTTAGGACATTGTCCTTCCTCAAGAGCTATTTCATGTATGGGGCAATGATCGTTCATTACTTGCTCTTAGCCTTGATTTTCTTTTCCTGCTTAAGCATAGCAGACGTAGGTTTCTTACCAGGTTTACCAGCAGCTTTATTCTTTTTAGCTGCAGCACGGATGTTATCCCACAATCCTCTTTGAGAAGTGGAACCATCAGCACGTTTCATCATTTCTTTTGCCATAACTTATTGATTTTCAGCTTCTTTGATAACACCAGATTCTACTGATCTAGCTAACACTTGCTCAATTGTATTGTTAGCTCTGTTAGCTAAAAGGATGCGAGCAGCTTCTTCTGTAGCTAATTGTGCACGTAGTGAGTTAAGGATTACACCAAACTCAGAACCGTTGATAACAAAGATATCATCTGTATTCCAGGTGTATTTCTTGTTAGGATCGTACTTTACAGGTTCTTGAGCAGGCACTTCTGATTGAATTTCTTCTTGAACTGGGGTTACTTCTGGTAATAATTCTTCTAACATGTCGTATATTTTTTTGGTTTTATGGACAAAGATATGTATTTCTTTAATATCCACCAAATTTATTTTACATGGTGATATCAAAGACAATTGTTGCAGAACTCTTTATACTTTTAGACAAATCCAGATGGATCTGTAAGAGATTATGAAACTTCAATAGCTCTTCTAGCAACATGTCATTATACATAGGTATAGAGGGTGCTAGTCTAAAGTGGTAGGAATTAGGATTCCTAGTGATTTCTAATGTAGATAACTCATCAACTGAGTCTATAATTCCCTGAAGGTGAGCAAAATAAGCAAGTTCGTTATCTTGCATCACCTCAGGAAAGAATTTCTTGTTAATTTGCATTAAGACAAGGTTAATAAGTATTTAGTTTTTGCTGCTTCTCCAGATAATGCATCTGCTAGATTTGCTATATCGTGGAAGCTATTTGCTTCAGCATAGCTTTTTAAAGAGGATGCAAAAGATAAAAGTTTTGACACACATTCATCCCCTGTACAGTTTATAAGAGGTTCTATCTTGTATGGAGCAGGACGTTTACCTGTATATCCCATAAGCTTTTCTATTACACCATCTTTGAAATCCTGTACATAATCGTACAATCCTCCTAGAGCTTGATGCTCAGCATAACTCTTTGTCTGCCAATGGGTTAAATGTAATTGCTCATGGAAATGTGTAAGCTTACCAGCTATTGTTTCCAAGTTTAATTCTCCTGATTTCATCATCTCATCAGGGAATAATGATTTTGCCATGTTATTGATTTTATTATGGGTT